GTAAAAGAATGATTCATACTAAAGAATTTCTTCCATTGCAGAAAAGTTTACAGCTTTATGCAGAATTTAATAAAGATACTACTAGACGATCTCCAGCCGAATTGACTTTATGGCAATATGTCCCCAAAGCTTTGGAAAGCTTAAATTTTCAATTTGGTACTTATAAAGACCATGGTACTCTTCCTTTTAAATTTGATTTATTAGAAATAATACAAAGTATTCGATTATATACTTCATCTGGTACTGCTCCTGGAGGCACTTCTACGACAGAGTGGAAAGGCTATAAGTGCCGGATACTTCCTTGTGGAAAAAAACTTCGACATGTGGAGGCAGCTGCTCGAGCTTTGCATGCAACAGCTAGACGAATAAAATTTGATAAAGACTTCGTTTGTAAGGCAGTGAGATGTATTATGAAAGGTAAAGATGAATATAAACATGGACAATTTAAGAGTTTAGAAGAGTTAGAAGCAATGCTAAATAAATTACGCTTATTCTTCATTCCAGAATTGGAGCATCTTTTAATGTCTAGTTGGATTAATGGAGAGAGAATGAAACTAGAAAGAAATCGAATAATACGCGTGGGAATGAGATGGTGGCATGGTGGAGCTTTTTTACTTTTTAAGCAATTAAATGGAGATCTTCCTAATATGAGATATTTTTATGGAGACGTTACGGGTTTGGATAAAAGTATATCGGATTGGTTGTTGTTATTGTATTGTTGTAATGTTTATCCTTATTATAATTGGAAAGATATGTCTGAAGAGGACAAAGAATTTTTAGAAAATTTAATAATATATTGGGCAACAAATGTATGTTCAAAGATGGTTTGTCATGTAGGATCGTTTTGGAGATATATGAGTGGAGTAATGCCGTCAGGATGTAAAGAAACTTCTTCTGGAAATAGTTGGATAATGGCATTTATTTTTTATACTTATATAGAACACATGAAAACATTGTATCCCCATATAGCAGATTTATTAGATGCATATTTGCGTGAAATGGTTATATTAATAGTAGTATATGGGGATGATCATATATGGTGTTGTCCGGAACGCTTTTACCCTTACTTAAATTTGAAAACATGGAGTGCTTTTTTAAAAGAATATTATAACATGACTTTACGAGATGGAGCAGAATTTACTTCTTTGCTTACTGAACCTTCAGTAGATGGTAGAGAAAAGATTTCCGGTCCTGGTTTTTTGAAGAGAAAATTTATTAAAAATACAATAAGACCTGATTTATCACCTATATTGCCATATAAGCCTTTAGACGAACAAATGTGTAAGTTTTATACAGTTAAGTATGATACTATAGTAGAAGCTATAATGGTATGTATAGGATTTGCATGGGATACTCAAGGAACTAATCCTGAGGCTTATAGAATAATAAAGGATGTGTATGATCATTATATGTTTTTAAATCCTTATACTCCCGTAGAACTAATAGAGCAAATGAAACAAGCTAAAGATGTTCCTACGGTTCGCCGTCTATTTAAGAAAACTAATATAAGGTTATCGGATATGATGAAATTTCCTACGATTGAAGAAATGTTAGATAGACATGTATTGGATGGATCGAAAGCCAATTATGCGGTGTCACGAACTAGAGAAGATGATGACTTATTTGAATTTGAAGATTCTGAGGCAGATGAATTATGCACCACATAATAAATTCTTATTTTTTAAAAAAAA